TTCTGCTTCTGTTGCTTCATCTGACTTTCTTGAGAATGCAACTAATGCAGCACCTACACCAAGTATTGCTGTTGCTAATAATACATAAGGATTAGCTTTTGCAACAGCGTTAAATATTCTTTGAGCAACTGTAGCGGATTTAGTTACCACCACACCTTTACCTTCAGCAGCAGTTTTAATATTTATAGCAACAGCTGCAGCCTTATCTTGTATTGCCCTTACTTTTAACATTATAGCAGAAGATGATTGAAGTGCATTTGTTACTTTTGTTAATAAATTTGCTGCACTTTGAACAGCCATAACAGTAGCAATTGCATCTTTAAGAGATTTTTCGTCACCGGTTACTTTTGCTATAATAGAAGAATATGTTGATAAAGCATCAGCACTTAAACCAACCAAATCATTAAACACATCTAAATTTGGTGTATCTGATGCTAATGTTTTTATTTCTTGTTGAACATCCCCAACTGTATCTTTTAGTGAACCTGCTCTTTCTCTTAAATCAGATAATTTTTGTGCTAATTCTTGTCCTGCTGCACTTTGTTTTTCTGCATCACTCATAGCACGATATTGAGCAGTTAAATTGGTTAGATTTTTAGTTAAATCCATCAATTGGCGTTTAACATTTCCACCACTGAAATTTCCTAATTCTGATTCTGCTTGTTTAATTTGAGTAGTTAATTGACCTAATGCTGATTGTGATTCAACTAATGTAGAACTGAGCATCTTACCAAATTCACCTGACTTAGCAGTATTTGATAAGTTTGCCCATTGTATTTTTAATTCTTTTACTGATGAAGATAGTGCCGCTTGTTGTTGCTTAGTATTCATTGTACCACTTACAACTTGTTCAAGAGTCTTTACGACCTTTTTGTATGCATTAACTTGTTCATTTGTCACTGAAACATTATCTTCAACAGATTCTTTAGCATTCTTCGTTTTATCAACAAATTTTTCAAGCATATATTTCGCAGATTTTATTTCCTCTACGAGTTTTGAGGTATTCGCCCCAATCACAGCTGTTAAATTTGGCATATCTTTAATCTTATCTTAATTTTCTAAAACATTATTTATAAATGTAGTCAATGTATTTTCTGCTTGTGAAAATCCTATATCAACTGCATTATTTGCTTGTATATATCCTTTTGAATAAGGTTTTATATTTTTACCATTTCTTTTTGTTTGAGTTCTTGGAATAGTGCCACCTACAAAGAATCTGGTCTTATAAGTATCATATTTATCTTTTGTTCCTAATGAATGAATCTTAACTTGACTGTTATTTAATTTACCTACTTCAATACCTTCTGCTAAATGAGAATAATTACTTGTTTTATGTTTATATATTGATGAATTTGATAAGAAAGCTTGTCTCATATTGTCTCTAATTTTATATGCAGCAGCCATAACAGCTTTATCGATATTTTTAAGCATTTCATCTGATAATGTTGTCAAATCACGAGAATCATATATCATCTTATTTACTCCCATTGTTTAGCTAAGTTCTTTAATCTATTTATATCATCATCAGTTATTGCTGTTACAGATTCCTCTTTTATAAATTCTTCGATATTTTTTTCATCCCACTTAAATTTACATATATCTTGTTGGGTTAATTTTTTCTTTGAATTAACCTGAGCAGTAATATAAGCATTAAGTCTTTGAGAATCCCATAAATTTCTATCAAGATAAGGTATATTATCAATCAAGTCATTTATTTCCCAATCTGTACACTTATCCATAAAATACTCATGAGAAATTACCCTAAATTCAAAAACTAATATCCTAAATATATAATGAAATAACAACTTAGGTTCTTCTCCATCATTGTCATTCTTTAATTTTTTTTTAATATCGCATTAGAATTAGCTACTTTTGCTAACCATTCACCAAATTCATCAAAAATATCTTGATGAAGGTCTATATATTCAATAAATTCATCAAGTGTTATTGAATAGTCTTGTGAAGAAGCAACAACAACGCAGTACATATATATGATAATATCAGTTACTGATTGTGGATTAAATGTCTTCTCAGTGATATTCTCATACATAATCATACTACGCATGGTATTCTTTAATTCTATGTCTTTTTCATGTAAATTGATTTTCATAATGATATTTTGATATTTTTTATAAATGAGGGTGTAATTTCAGGTTACACCCTCATAATATATTTTTGTTTTAATGTTCTTCTGGGTCACCAGAAGGTGCTGGAGTGGTTTTCTTAATTGAACCATTACCAGTAAGTGTTACTGAGAATGTTGCATTTTCACCGTTATTTGCATTAGCAACAAGTGAAGTAATAACAACTTTTCCTTCATAGAATGTATTTTGTGAAGTCCAGAATGGAAGTGCTGTATTACCATCAGCAACATTCATAGAAGGGTCTGTAGGAGTTTGTTTAAGACCGAAACGAACAGTAATAGGTTCTCCAGCTAACATTGCGTCGAACATGCCATCATAAGCTTCAGTTGTATAAAGATTTTCTGAAGTAATTTCCCAAGTATAACGAGAAATTTCTGAACCACCCCATACACCGTGGTCTTTTGAACTAATATCTGTAGTTTCAGCAGTGATTGTTAATGTGTGATTTGTGGCATAAGCATAAGAGTGACCGTCACTATTAAAAAGCATTAAATCACGACCTTTAATAATTTGATTTGCCATAGTATTTTAATTCTAATTTATTTTTAAGGTTAATTGCATTATTTGTATAAATGCGTTTTCTATAAAGTCCTCAGATGCATAATCTATAGTCACATCATTTATTTCAAAATCTCCATATTGCATGTAAGGTCTTTGTAAAAGTGAACGAACTATATTTGCTAATTGGACTCCAACTGAATATTTGTCTGATACAATCTTTATTTCAACAGTAACATTATCTTGATAAGTACCATCTTTACTAATTTGTGATACCAAACCAACTCTTTTATAAATAATAAATGGAAATTTAGCATCATTATCAGCAATCAAAGGGTAAACCTTTGCATACAAATTTTTTATATCCTGATTATTTGCTAATATATTATTTATGTATTTTCCTATTTCTAATGTGTTAATCATAGTTTAATTTATGAATAGTAAATTTAATCATTTACTAATTCAACTCGTATTATTTTTTTCATTTGTGCTTCGTCTGGTTCAATATCTAAGATTCTGTATTGTTTTTCATTCCATATTATTCTATCAAAATCATCAACAGGAACATAATCTCTAATTTCAAGTGTCTTCGTATATGAATAAAATATTTCTCCATTTGGTTCTATACGATTTCCACTTGTATGTATCAATCTTGCTCTGGTTGAATATTTTAATGACCATTCAGTTGTTTGTTCACCATAATCATTTGTTGTGAGTTCTGGTGTAATTATATCTATTTTCTCTTTCAAAAGTCCTGCTCTCATAACCTAATTTATTATATATTTGCGTTCTCATAGTCTCTATACATGTTTAATATATAAGTTAATGATTGTGGAACTTCTGAAGGATTTGCAAATGCTACCGATTCTCTATTATCGTACATATTGCCTATGAAAAGAAGTATTGCATGAAGAAGGGCATTTGGAAGTGCTCCTTCTTCTGCAATTATATCATCAAATTTCTTATCAATATGCTTTTGAACCAAATCTTCGGCAACACTTTCCAAAAATTCGATATATTCATCATCTTCTGTAAAATCTGCGTCAATATTTAAGTGTTTTTTGATTCTATCTAATTCTAATAACATATTGATTCATCAGTATAAATTTCTATAGTTGAATATCTAGTTGTCAGTTATTCACCAACTGTACCAAATGCTAATCCTTCTGGACGTACAAGAGCACCATCAACGTATGCATTTACAACAATAGTAACTTGACCATTACCTACTGATTGAACATCACGAACAACATCAATTTGTACATTATCCCAAGCTGCGATAACTACATTAGAGAAATCACCATAGATGAATTTCTTACCGGCAACATGAGAAGTAGATAATACTTCTGTACCATCAATAGTACCATTTTCCATTACTAATTGAGTTGACTTAGTTGATTTAGGCATAGCACGGAATTCACCTTTAGCAGATGGAGACATAACATATTTCATATCACCAAATACGTTGTTAGTTTCAACACCAGCTTCAAGAGCAGTAATTCCTTTGAAGTCAGTTACAGCTGTTGGAGTTTGACCATTGAATAAACCTGCAGGAATAGTTGTTGAACCAGCACCATCACCTAAAAGTACTTCTTCAAGTTTAGCATTAACTGCTGCGATAATATCTTCACGAACTTTAGCTTCTACACCAATTGAATCTTGAGCTAAAAGTTGAAGTGAAATTGGGTATTTAGCTGTGATACGTTTTGGAGTTAAAACTTTATTTGCAAATACTCCAGAACCATCTTTTGCTTCATCAGTTTCACCTTCAAAAGTACAAGATACTTTACCCATTAAAGGAATTTGAATGTTGTTCTTGATACCACTGATATATTGAGCACCAGCAGCTACAAGTACGTTCTTAGCACGAAGTGGACCCCAAATATCATAAATATCAGTTTGTACTACGTCTTCACCTTCTGAATTAACAGTATAGGCACGTACTTCGTTAAGGTTAAATGATTTACCTGTTTCAAGAGAGTTACGTAACTCTTTCATTAAATTAAATTTTTGTTCCATTGTAATATTACGATTATTTTTATTTTTATCTTCTTTTTCTGTATCTTCCTTTTCAGATTCAGACTCTTTATTTTCTTCTTTATCTTCTTTTTCTTCGCCTTCAGGTTCTTTATTATCTTCGCCTTCCTTTGGTTCTTCATCACTTCTATCTTCCTCTTCATCTTTAGGGAGTTCTTTTTCATATTCATCTAACTTGTCTTGAAGTGATTTGACCTCTTCTTTTAATGATTTGATTTCCTCTTTATTGGCATCAAATTCTTTCTTTTCATCTTCGGTCATTTCTCGAACCTCTGTTTTACAAAGTTCAACAATTTCCTTACAGCGTTGAATAAGTTGATTTTGTTTTTCTTTGAGTTCGGTTAATTTCATAATAAATCTATTTGTTTATATATTTAATAATAATAATTTTTTGAAATTAGATTAAAAAATCATTCAAATCTGTTATCATTTTATCATATTCTTGTTCTCTTTCATTGATTTTTTCAACTTCTTCCATACTACGTTTATCAACAGAAGTTGCTAAATATGCTGGTTGCCATACTGGAGAGACATCAAATATATATGCAATCTTATTTATAGTTCTGTATAGCTTACCATTTCTCTTTTCCCATTTTTGTGAATCCTTATCATCAGATGCTAATGCAAATGCAAAACTTGATTGATAAATTTCACCTCGTCTTATGTTTTCAAGTAAAGTATCACCTAAATCTGTATTAGGTGCTTCAAATTCATATTTAAGACCTCTTTCATCAACAGTTAATTTTAATGAACCTTTACCTTGATTTGAACGTGCTAAAACTTTATTATCATCATGATTGAACTTAGCAAATACATCACAACTATCAACTAATTCTTGAGTTATTGCACCTCTTTTTATTGTCTCAATAAAACCCATATCTTGCGATTCTGATTCAAATACAACAGCATAACCAGTAATAGTTCTTGATTCTGGTGATTCTAATGCTCTAAGTTCAACATTACCTATATTACGAATTATCTTTTCCATCTTCATTTTCATCTTTATTTTTATCACCTGTTAAAGTGTTATTAGCAACATTAGTGTAAGGAATAACTATATCATCTAATCCATCAAGTGGGTTAAGTCCTAATCCAATACGAGCTTCATTTCTTGTTATTATACCAGATTCAACTAATGTTTTATAATATGTTGCAGTTGAGTTCTTATCACCTCTAATTAAATATTTCTCATCTAAGTCAATTGTAAATCCTTCTTCATTAGGTAATATGAGTTTTCTATTAAACTCACATTCAACCATAGATATATAAGGCATTAAAGTATGTGTAACGAACTCGATATTTGCAGCCTCTATAGTATTATAACTTGATTTTGATAAGTCACCTAAAAGTACTGGGTTAATATTAAAAAATCGTGCTATTTCACTAACATTAAACAAACGAGTTTCTAACATTTGTGATTCATTTGCATTACTTGATAATGGTTTGTAGTCCATATCATCATCCAAAATAACAAGACCTGATGAGTTATTACCACTGTGAACATCTGCAAATGCCTGTCTTGCCTTTTCTTTTGAATCTTTACGTGAACCCTTTATAGTCAATGCACCGGTAATGGCACAACCTGAACTATAATAATTCTTTGCTGCTTTATCAGTTGACTTTGCTAATTCCAATATTGAATTTGCATAACCAACCAAACTACGGCCTTGAACTCCATTAGCTTGATTGTTCTTAAATAAATGAATTACATCTTTAGGTTCAACAAATCTTTGAAGGAAATTTATTTTATACTTTAACTTTCGTGTTGTTTCATTATACTCAATACTATATGAACCTCTTGGACAATATATCAAGTTTACAGGTGTACCATCTTCTGCTCTTTCGATATAACATAATGCATCACCCCAATCAATAACATCTTGTGTCATTTCCTTCATCAAATTGAACTTAGAAATGAGATTATGTTTGAATAGCTGATTGAGTTTATGCGATGTGTTTATTTCGTTGTTGAATTTAACTTCTATAGGTAATTGAGCAACTGAGTTTGAAATTAACTCTCTTGCAGCAAAAAATGCAGATAATGATGTAGCACTTGCATCTAATCTGAATTGCCCAAATATTACAGATGTTGCACTACTTCCTTCTGCTTGTTGTATTTCTCTATATTCTGTGTTTCTCTTAAAGATATTAGATATTTTCATAAGTTAACTATACTTTTATATTTAAAAATAATATTTTTTCTAATGAATGAACAATATTTTTTAAAAATTTACGCTCAATACTTCTCCATCAGAATATTTGTTTTTATCAAGATAACCTCCTAAAGCCTGTATCATTGAAATTACAGGGTCAATTTTCTTAGAGCGGTCTCCACCAGTTTTTGTTGGCTTGCAATTTTCATTTGAATCTATTTTTAATGATACATTACCGAAACACCATTTTACTAACGAATTACTATCAATAACAACTTTACCTTGACGAATAAGCATTTCAAGATATTTTGTAGGTTTGTTGAAATTACCTACTGCTTGTGAATATGGAACCAATGGTAAACCTTCTTCTGTCGCATTTATACTCCATTGTGAACTATTCCATTGGTCGAAAGCAACATTTATCATATAAGTCTTTTCATATAGTTTAATTTGGTCTGCTAATATAAAATCATAATCTACAACATTGCCTGATGTAAGAATAAGTTGCTTATTTCTTTTCCACATTTTATATAATTCTGCATTAGTGTTTTCTTCTAAGCAAGTCTCTGGTAAATATATGTAAGTCTTGAACACAAACTTGTCTGGATAAACTTTTCTATTTGAGTTTGGTGGAAACATTATTGATGTTGAAGTCAAGTCAGATACAGCAGACAAGTCAACTCCTAAGAAACTTTCTTCATCTATAAAGTCATCTATATTAACTTTATGCATTACAGGTAATAAATATTTATCTGGGATCCAAACATCCTTGCTTTGACACCAAAGATTTAAGTTCTTTGTTTTAATAGATACTTCATTAGCTGAAGTTTGTACCGCTGTTCTTATTTGGTCTCTCATATATTTATAAGAAACAGTAGTTCCTAATGATGGATTTGCTTTTATCCAAACATTTTCGTCTTGCCAATCATCATCAGGGTCTAATTGAAATATAGCAGAGAACCATGTATCATCTTCATAATTACCTTTTAATATATTACAATTATATTCCCATTGATTATAAAGTGGATATTCTGAACCTATATTAAATCCTGCTGTTGAAATAGAAATAGCAAGAGCATTTCGTCTTGCCCCTTGACCAGTTTTTAATACATTCCATATTTCAAATGTTTTAGCTTCATGACCTTCATCTTGTATAAATAATGAATCTGAACGACCATCAAGTTTTGAAGTGTCTGATGAAAGAACATCAATTTGGCCATCACATACTGGAATACGAATACATGAACGAAGTCTTTTGAATATTTTATTTTTAGGGTCAATAGAATTACATAATCTTGTACAATATTTAAAAAGCAAACTTGCTTGTTTTGCAGAGTTTGCTATAAATGCTATTTCTGGGGATTTCTCATTATCAGCTAAGGCGTGAGCAATAGCAATAGCTGATGCAAATGTAGATTTTCCTGACTTTCTTGCTGTTAATAGAAGAACATTATTTATTACTCGTAGATTTTCTTCATTTGTATAATAGAATCCAAATATTCCACTAATTATCCATGCTTGATATGGTAAAAGAATAAAATTACCACCTTCTTGTAATTTAAGTTTTTGTATTAACCTTATTTTTTTATCAACAGAATCATAATCAAAATATATATCATCACGAGAAAACCAATCAAGATAACGTTTACATGCAAGTTTTATATAATTACCTGCTGTTATTTTTTCTGATAATACATCTTGTGCATATTTTATATATATTTTTGATTCATCTAATTTGGTCATTTTTTATTCTAATAGTTTTTCTAATATATCTGAATCGTCAGTTTCATTTTCTGACAATTTTTTTATTTTTGCTTTTGATAATGGGTTTGATGGGAAACTATTTAAGAGTTTAATTATTGTTTGTTGGCAATTATTTAATGTTTGGACTGCGTGATTCTTAACTGTGCGTTCTTTAAAGTCCAATTTTTCAAATCCATCTTTCTTTATACTATCAACACTTTCAAATAACATATCATAATTAAGTGCCAATAAATCAAGAATAGTAACATAACCATCTTCTATCTCTGAATTGTCTATAATTATGTTCATCTGTTCCTGAACTTCTTTACGATACTTTTTATATCTATCTTTATAATTCATTTTTGTGTTTTATATTTTTTGCTCCTGAGACCTTCAAAATTCTCAGATATATATTTTATCACCTAAGCAAAGAAAGTGTCCTGGTGAGCTTCCAGATGACCCTGAGAGCTATTCTGTGACTAATATATCAAGGACAAATTTTAGTTAAAAATTCCAGTTTTTGCGAAGAGCACTAAGGGCGGTATTTTCTTCCATTCTGCTCTAAAAAACTGATATGGCCGGCTATTGATTCATCTTCCTGTGTATCTCGTCATGACATTCATAACATAATGACATCAAATTGTCTTCATCAGTCAATAGTTTCCATCGTTCTTCATCTGTTTTACCTCTGAGATATGGTAGTTTGTGATGAACTTCATTAGCTTCTTTAACTATTCCTTTACTTAAACAAATCTCACATAAAGGATGACGTCTTATATAATAATTACGTAGGTTCTTCCATTGTTTTGTATTATAGTATTTACCTGATATATTATTTTCATGTTTATAAGGTAACTCTTTATATGAGATTCTATTCCTATTTATTGTGGGCATTTATATATAATAATAAATTTATTTCATCATATTTAACAACTTATCTTTCTTATATTGTAATGAATATCTTTTAGCATATAATCTTTTTAATACATGCATTTCATATAATGGTTCGTCTTCAATAATTGTTCTAATATATTTTATCTTTTGTTTTTGCTTCTTTATTCTATTATTATATATTTCTATTTCTTGATTAATATATTGTAATTCTCTGTCCATTATTAATCTTTAATAATTGTATTTAATAATAAATCTTGTTTATCTTTCATATCTTTTAATCTATTATTTATATCTGATAAACATAGACATAATTGATAAAGATAATCATAATCATCATGACTTATATGTACTAATACAGAATTTAATCTTATATTATTTAATCTCTCTTTTATATCTTCGTAGTGTTGATTAAATTCTGCTGTCTCTTTATGTAAAGTTTGTTTGTTAATTAGTTTAGTCATAGTGGTTATAGATATATTTATTGAAATGGTTCATCTTCTGTTAATAGTTCAATTATAAGTCCTGCTAAAATTATTATTGCATATATTGGGTATAATATAATAATTGATAATCGTTTAAATAATCGTTTGGTTTTATTTATTGGTTTCTTTATTCCACCTTTCTGTCTTTTCTTTTCATTAACTATATCTATATATTGTTTACATATAAATATTCCTATAATGAAATAACATAATATTGTAATTATACAACAAATTGAAATATCTATCATAATTTAATAAGTAATATATTTATTCAATGTTTCTTTTACAACTCTCATAACTTCATTTATTATTTTATTTGGGTTATCTCCATGCCAATTATGAGTCATATTAGTTTTATGATTTACCCATTCTAAATTATCTACTGAATTATTATTTTTGTTAAAGTCTTTATGATTAACTTCTGGTAATTCTTTTGGATTAGGTATAAATGCTTGTGCTACTAATCTATGTACTAATCTAAATAAAGTCTTACCATTTTGATTTAATCCTACTTGTAAATATCCTAAAATTGTAGGTGAAGCTTTACGAATTCTACCAGTCTTTATATTCTTTATTCTACCAAAGTTCGATACTGCGTAGTTCGGAGCTTCACCTATTATTTTCCATTCTTCTGCCATTATTCATTATTATCATTTATTTGTGTCTTATTTTCTTCTTCATCTAGTCCTAATGTATGATAACTAAATACTTCTGGTGCTTCAAAACTCATTTTATTTAATAAACTATATAATGCTGCTCTATATTCATTACTTGCATTAGTTATATCAATTTGAATTGAATAAGTATTTTCACCTTTAATTGCTTCATTATATCCTGCTTGTTCTGCCATAGTTGTTTTATTTATATATTTATAATTAATAATAATATTTTTTTCGTTAAACGGTTAATATTTCATCATCTTCAATATAAATCCAATATTGATGTAATGGTTTTGCATAAGGGTGAGCTTTAATGTATCTAATAAAATCATTAAACATTTCTTCATCTCTTCCACATTCATTGAAAAGTTCTTCTTCTGATAAACTTTTAACGTATAACATGTTTTCTGGTTCGTATATATCTATTCTCATATTTATTTTGTTTTATGTATTTATTTATATATAATAATAAACATTTTTAGAAGAAAAGTTAAAAAAAGGCCAAATCTCACGACTTAGCCTAAAAAATAAAAAATATAACAAATAAATATATATACGTTTATAAGCAAATATGACTTCCTGTTTATTAGTATCTTGTTTTATATTTAATAATAATACTTTTTATAGTAAATGGTTAATTTCAATAAACAATTTAATATGTTCTAGTATATGTAACACAAATATTCTCACCTATTCTATTCGCAACATCGAGCATATGATATACTGTTTCAAATGCTTTTTGACTATCTATTACTTTGCCTTTGATTTTATTATATCCAAGTATCAAACAACCAGCACTATCATCTGCTGTATTACCCCTATGCCATAATATACCAGAGAATCCTTTTACATAATATAAACGTGGTAATTTGCCTTTACAAAAATCCATATAATATTTCTTCTTGCTGAACTTAGTACTGACCATATTTATAATCATCTTGTATTTGCCTGTTGGTATAGCTGTCTTACCATATACTTTCTTTGATTTAATTTCTTCTTCACTCATATCATCATCTAGCATCCTATCTGTATCTTCTATTCCATCACATATATATTTACCGTCAATGTATATATGACTTATACAATAAGTAGAGCAATTAAATATTCTTTTTACCTCTATATTCATTTTCTTTGTCTAATATATTTAGTTAATAATAAATCATTTCTGCTAATGTGATATTATCTGTGATTTTCATATCTTTATACTATAATATATTTTATTTTAGTGTTACGAATAAAATGATTTTTTTGGTAATTTGTATATATATATAACAGTTACCAAATTTTTCATTTTATTCGTAACACTTTTAATATCATATATCTTGATGGCGTATAATCCACATCTTATTTTTATTTAATTTTTGTGCTGCATCTGTAATTGATGAATATGTAACCCCATCAATGGTAACCGATTTTGTATTTTTACTTTTCTTGCCACTTGTATGTTCTTTGAGAATATAGGTATAAATCTCTTTTGTTTTATCATCTAATGGAATATTTAAGTTTTCATTATCATAAGAAAGTGATTCAATAGTATAAGTATAATCATTGAATACTTTTCTAAGGTTATGAATCTTTAAATAAGTTTCATCAGATAATATTTTCCAATCTTGTTCTTTCATTTTATCATTATATATACTACGAATAAATGCTGTAGTTAATTTAATATCATTCCAATCTTTATTTTCCATTGCTTTTATAAAATTTGAATTATAAAAATTACTCCAGTTTTCAGTTAAATAATATAAAGTGTTCAAATTTTCTAAGTCCTTTTTAGTTATATTATTCTTTCTTTTTATAATGCTTTTAATTGCTTCATTATATACTTCTTCAACTTGACCACCGCTTCTTTTAATATAATTGAATATATTAGTTAAAATTTCTAATAAATTACCTGTACTTACTTTCAATAGTTTATCATTAGGCTTAATATAAATGTTGCCTTCTTTATCATATTTAATTTGAGAGAAGTCAAAGTTTATAATATTGCCTGCTAATTGGTTGCTTCTCATTTTTGTACTTTTATTTGTCTTTACATCTTTATTTAAATAATTATAAGATACTTCAAAATCATTTTCAATAAGACGATTATATATTATTTGTATTTGTTTTTCATAATCATCTACACTTTTAATCATTTCGTATATTTGATAATTTGGTACATTTAATTCAACTTTATCCGCTACTCTATTTAAACAATCAACAACAAATCCAAATCTTAATAATAATATACTTTTTTGTTTAGTGTCAAATATATCAAATGGTTTAAGAGTTGAGTTTAGTACATCAACTTTTCTCATTGCTTCATCTATATCTATATTTGTGTCAATTTTTACTATCTTATTATCTATTTTTGATTTTTTATATGGAATTACAACTTTATCAATAACTTGTTTATTTCTGATTCTGTTTGCATATTGAATAATTCCAAGTGCATTTTTATTGAGAATATATAGTCTAACTTTCTTTTCTAAGTCAATATATAAATTTATACCAGCTTGACCATATACAGAAAATATAGTAACATTATTTTTGATGTTATTTTCATTCAATATATATTCAACATTTTCTTTATAGTTTGAGTTAAAAATATCACAATCTATACCTTCTAATGCCATACTATCAACATCTTTATAATTCGCCTGGTCTTTAAATATAATAGCAACATGATTGTTATCTTTAGTCCAATCTTTAATATCTTTGTAGATCCAACCAGTATTAGATTCATTATAAAAAAGAAATTCGGCTTTTGTTTTAGGTTGTTCTTTATTTATTTTAATCTTCCAACAATCAAATTCATTAAGTTCATAAGATGGTGTACCAGTCATGACAACTTTAATTCCATTAGCTAAAGGAAAATCATTCTTTAAGTGTCTAATACTGTTCAATCTATAATCATACATATAAAGAGTGTGTATTTCATCAATAATAAAATAATCAAAATTATATTGGTACATTTTATATAATGAGAAAGATTCCCAAGTTGTACATATATTCCAATGGCTGTTTAATGCTTCATAAATATTACCATTAAAAATATGTTTAACTATATCTTTGTAATTATTATCGACTACTAACCAACCATTTTCTTCGGCAAATGCATCTTTATTTATTGAAGTTAATGGAGAAATTACACATACTCTTTTTGTTTTACCTAATTTCTTTGCCCATGTTGTTTTACCAAATCCACAACCAGCAAAAATATGGTTAATTTTATCTTTTTTAAACTCAATTTCAATATCACCTAAGAATTGGTTACTTTCAATATTATATTCAACATCTGATTTATATTCTGAGTAAACTTCAGGTATAAACTTCTCAATAATGTTATATCCAAGTTCTTTCAATAAATAAGGTCTTACAAAGTGGTCTTTATATGTTTCAAATTTATTATACCAATTATCTTTCTGAGGTTCTATAATGAAGAATTTTTTATTATGTTCACCATCTAAAAATGATTCATTAACTATTTCAGAAAATGTTTGGTCAACTATTTGCTTATCATTAAATATTGAAACAAGAGTCATATAAATAGCCATTCTTTGACGATGTTCATAATATTTCTTCGTTTTATTATGTTTTCTTTCACCTTCAACAGTAAAGTTTAATGTGTTGTCTTCATTTATATATTTTACATTATTTACTACTTTACTTTCTATTTCAATATTTTCAAGTTCATCAAATTGTCCGAACCAAGGGTTATTTTCAAAATTACCAAATAATAATTCATGATTGGTTAAATACATTCCTTGAACTGGTGATTTTGTACATGAGTCAATTACATTTTTATAATTGATAATATCTTTAGCACCTAATTCATAAAATGCTTCACGAACTATTTCAGTACACCAGTATTGGCATTTTTGATAATTCTCTAAGTTCTTTTCAACATTAAAGTTAAATATAATGTGATAACCAGTGCCTGAATTAGATTTTTGAATACAATAAAAGTTTGTGTAATAATTATAGAAGAAATAATCATATAAACCTTTTAATAATGCATCTGCATTGAATTTTCTTACTTCTTCATAATAATGTTTTGTGTCTAAATCTATGTATATACACCCATTCCAAGTGTTCCAATCTAAATTGTCATTAGTTACACGATATCCACAATTAAATACTTGTAGCCATGGTAAATCTTCTTTCTTTGTGTTTAATATATCAATTGAATTAAGTGGTACTACATTCATTTTTTGACCGCCTTTGTCATATGTTGTACCACTGTTAAATAAAATTTTTTTCATGTGTTGTGTAGTGAATATATTTAATGTAATTTATAATAAAAATTTACACTATTATTTAGCATATCTTCAAAAGTAATATTTGATGATTCAAATGTTTCGTCTTTCAAATCATAACCCATTTCATATAATGCGCATTTAACCCAATTATTAGCGCAATATCCATGCCCAGTTTGAAAGTTTTTGTTATTAGGTGATACATAAGGATAATCACGTTCAATAGAATGTTTTAACCCATATGTTGTAATTCTTGGAGCATTGCTTGATTTTTTATCACTCCATACTTTATTTCTACAACGATTATTGATCCAAGTTAATATAAAATCATAAGGTGTATTGTAATCATACATATTAATTTCTTCATTTACAATACGTTTTACTTCTAAAAATTCTTTGTGTGTCATGTTGTGTTATTTAATTTATATATTTATCTAATCTACTTTGTAGTATGTTTTTCCTTTAATAGTTTTACTTTGTATTATCCAACCAATTCTATAATATACCCAGTCTCTTTTATCAAATTCTTCTTTAGTTTTCCACATATTTTCTCTCTGGGTCAATGTACTTGCTTAATATATTATCATCATCAATCTCTTCAACTATCCAACCTTTGCATGGCTTCTCAACTATCATGCAATGGTCTAGATAAGTTTGTGATGTGTTAATGTACTTAAGCAATTTTGCTTTAGTAGAGAAATACCAAATACCGTTCTCATTGTGTTCTGCTTTAAATAATCTCATAGTTTACTATTTTATATATTTAATTAATAATAATACTAAAATAGTAAGAAATATAAATTATTTAAAGCAGAGCGTTATTTATACAAAATATAAATAAACAGTTTAAATTCTTTCAATATTGTTCCAAGGTCCACTGCTCCAAAAACTATACTTATATACTTTTCCATTGGTCATTATGATTTCAATATTATAGTGACCTCTTTTCTCACCAGTCTTCTCCAATAATACCTTATTTATATATTTACGTACTATATTCTGTCTTTCTACATCATCTTCAATATTCTCAATATTCTTCTTGTATGTTCCTTCTTCTATCATCTCCATTTTCTGACCATACAAGTAATTACAGTTATCCATTAGTTCTTCTTGTTCTCTTAGCTCAGCATTTTTCTCTTCAATCATTCTGTCACCCTTAATCTCACTCATCTTTCCTTCAATGATTCGACTTTCAATACGGTCAATTTGCTTTCTTATGTCTATAATATTCCTCATAGCTTGCTGGACTTTCCTCAACAATACTTTAGATTCTTCTTCAAGCCTAGTCTTCACATCATCATCTTCTTTTAGTGTCCTTACATGCTCAACTACAACATCCCATATTAGCTTGTCCATTAGGTCTATTCTCATAGTCATGTTTACAGATTTGTCAATGGTATAGAGCTTGTATTGCCCTTTAGCTATATTAGGAGACAACAGGTAGCCGTTTTGCTTGCAATATAATAATTTCTTACATAGGCATGTTTTCTTGACCCTAGTGTGCTCTTTTGTCTTGTTTTTGGCTATTTCTCTACACTTGTCAAATTGTGTCTTAGATATGATTTTAGGATAGTTGTAGCCACTAATATCTGACTTTCCACCATAGTATTCTGGTCTTGATAGTATTATCTGGACTTGTCTATTAGCATTATTCAATATAGATTGCTTTAGTTCTCCAGTCTCCATTAGCTCTATTGCAATGCTACGTGTGCTAAGTCCACGTTCATACATATTATATATCTTCTTTACTATTTCGGATTTACTATAGTCAATAACTAGTCTATCATTCTCAAACATATATCCAAACAATGGCTTTCCACCTATGTAGCCACCAAGTGCTTGCTTATGCTTCTTTCCTCTTGACATTCTCTCTTTTGATAGTCTTGCTTCTTCTTCGGCCATAGTGCCAAACAAAGCAAACACAATAGATGCAGTAGGGTCTATCGTGAAGTCTTCTTTAAGCATAGTAAAATTCGGT